GCAAGGGTTAGCGCTTGAGGTAGGGCATGTGATACCCAAGCGCAAGGGTGGATCGGATGATCCCTCGAACCTGAGAACGTTGTGTCGCGCACATCACGAGGACAAGGGGGGCGTGCGCCGCGCGTACAAGGGTGCATCGGTGAGGGAGCCCTAGCACGATCCAAGTGCTAGGAGCTCGTTGGAAGTTCCTTGGAACGTAGGCTGGTTTTTTAAGGAGAGCCATGCTTTCACCCGCCCCCGTCTTCGCGAAAAATACTGTCGAAGGGCTCTGAGTTGGCGAAATACGGCATCCGGGACTTCTCAAACTGGTGCGCGAACACGCTGACCATCGAGAATGGCCACCCGCTCAGGATAGAGACGTTTCAGCGCAAAGCGCTCTCAGACTACTTCAACAAGACCACGGAAACGCTGGTCCTCGTTCCCAAGAAGAACGGAAAGACGACCCTGCTCGGGGCATTAGCGCTCTATCACCTGCTCAATGTGGAAGACGCCGAGTGCGTCATCGCCGCGGCCTCTCGTGACCAAGCGACCATCCTTTTCGACCAGGCCACGGGCTTCGTCAGGCGCTCTATCACGCTCGAGAGCCAGGTGGCGACCAAGCGTGGCTTCCGCGAGATCCGCAGCCTGAGGGACGCCGGCCGCATCCGCGTCCTCGCCTCCGATGTCGATACGGCGGACGGCGTCATCCCGACGCTGGCTCTGGTCGACGAGCTGCACCGCCACAAGTCGGCGGACCTCTACGGCATCTTCCGCGACGGCTTGGGCCCTCGCAGCGGGCGGATGATCACGATCTCCACCGCCGGGGCGTCTGAGGACTCCCCGCTCGGCGTGATCCGCACCAAGGCGCTCCAACTACCGGCGAAGGTGGACGGCTGCCACCGCTACGTCCGCTCACCGGACGGCAACTTCGCCATGCATGAGTGGGCGCTCGACGTAGCCGCTGACCGCGATGACATGGATGAGGTCGTCAAGGCCAACCCGGCTACGTGGCAGACCAAGGCCCTGCTCAGGCGCAGACACCTAAGCCCCACGACCACCCCGTGGCAGTGGGCGCGCTTCGCCTGCAACATCTGGTCGGAGGACGAGGAACAGTTCTTCGACCCTCGCGCGCTCGATCGCTGCGTGGGCGAGGTCGAACTGCCCGAGGAGATATGGGCCGGCGTCGACATCGGTCAGAAGAAGGACTCCACCGCGGTCGTCGCCGTGGGCTGGCAGGGGAACGTCCTGCACGTCCAGCACAAGATCCGTGTCCCCACTTCTCAGCAACCCATCTCGATCAAGGACGCCAAGACCGACATCCTCATCCTCTTCCGCGATTACCGACTGCAGGAGGTCCTCTACGACCCGTGGCGCTTTCAGGAGTCGGCCGAGGAGCTCGGCGACCAGGGCGTTCCGACCATCGAGTTCCCGCAGACGGACAGCCGCATGGCGCCGGCCTCGGAGGTCCTGTGGGGCCTTGTCGAGCAGGGGCGTCTCGTCTGGGACGGCGACCCGGAGTTCCGCCGCCAGATGCTCGCCTGCGTCGCACAGGAGACTGAGCGTGGCTCGCGGGTGTCCAAGCGCAAGTCTAAGGCGCGCATCGACGCGGCCATCGCACTCGCAATGGCCGTATCCAGAGCCCGCCCCAGCATCTATACGACCCGAGGAATGGTGGCCGTCTAATGGGCCTACGCGCCTGGCTCACGGGCCAAGACCTGAAGGAGAAGGAGCGGCAGCCGGAACAGCGCGCGCTCCGCGACGAGGACTGGCTCACTGACCTCATGGTCGGCGGGCGCACCGCCAGCGGGCAGCGCGTCACGGTCAACAAGACGATGGGGCTCGCCCCTGTCTGGTCGGCTGTCAAGATCATCTCAGAGAGCCTCGGCACGCTCCCGCTCAAGGTCTACCGCAAGCTCCCCGAGCACGATGCCGAGATGCGCCACACCCCCTCGGGCTTCGCCGCGCTCCCCGAGTACCGTGACCACGCTCGAGCCGAGGCACGCGAGCACAGAGCCTGGCGACTGCTCCACGACAAGCCGAACTCGGTCACCCCCGCTGATCGCTTCTGGACGGCGGTGACCTCGCAGCTCCTGCTCTGGGGCAACGCTTACCTCCGCAAGCAACGCACGGCCGGCGGCCTTATCGACCAGTTGTGGCTGCTTAACCCGACCTACATGACGGTCGAGTTCGACCCGATCGCGCAGGAGAAGCTCTTCGTCTACGAGAACCCGACCGAGCTCGAGGCGGGCAAGCGCCGCATCGTCTACACCCAGGACGACGTGCTCCACATCTTCGGCCTCTCGCTCGACGGCCTCGTCGGCGAGTCGGTCATCTCCCGCTGCAAGAGCGCCCTCGGCAACGCCCTGGCCCGCGATGAGTTTGAGGGCAACTTCTGGAACCGCGGCGCCGTCCTCTCGGGCCTCATCGAGCACCCCGGCAAGCTCGGCCAAGAGGCGGCGGTAACGCTCAAGGATTCCTTCAACAGTATCTACGGCGGCTCAGGGCAGGCGCACCAGACGGGTGTGCTCGAGGAGGGCGCGACCTTCCGTTCGATCAGCAACCCGCTCCGCGACCTACAGTTCGTGGAGGCCGCACAGCTCAGTCGGACCGATATCGCGATCATGTTCGGCCTGCCGGCCAACTACCTCGGCGGTTCCACGGGCGACTCGCTCACCTACTCGACGGTGGAGCAGAACAAGCTCGACTTCGCCACCCGCGCCATCGCTCCGTGGGCGCACGTCATCGCCAACGCGCTGAGCCACGACGACGGTCTCCTTCCCCAGGGTGTCCACCACGCCGAGTTCGTCCTCGACGCCATGATGCGCGGCGACTCCGTAGCGCGGGCCGGCTACTACGAGAAGATGCGGGCGATGGGTGCGATGACGGTCAACGAGATCCGTGCTCGCGAGAACCTGCCGCCGCTCGAGCCGTCCGAGCTCCCCCCCGAGCCCGTCCCCGCTACTTCAACACGGACCCCCGTGGCCGAGATCGCCCGGCAGGAGCTCGACGCAACTTCAAACGGCAGTGGGCCGAAGACCACCAAGGTCTCTTAGTTTCGTAAGTTAACTCCCTCTAACAGTAACTATCACCGTTACTTTGCGCAGCAACTGGTACGTATTGGCAATAGTTACTGGTTACTTGCGCGCTTCCGCAGGTCGAGCGTCTTCTGAGGAGGCGCGAAGTGCGTGGTCATCCGACCTCGGAAGAAGATCGCTCCGTGGTTGGGGCCACCGTCGAGGTCCTTTGCGAACCGTTCGACCACGAACTCGCCCGCCCGCGCGTCGGCCAGGGCCTTCTGCTCCTCCCCGAACACCGCGTCGGCGCTTGAGCCGAGATTCACCTTGCCGATGCCCATGGTGAGCGCGTAGAGGATCTCCTCCACCTCGCCTGTCGACCTGCCCTCCGCTTCGATTCGTACCCGAGTGACCATTCCGGTCCCCTCTCTGCGGCGTTCCACCGCGTTCTGGTGCCCGCCAGCATACACCAAGGAAGTGATGCTCATGCCAGGTCGTCTTGACCAGAGCCTGCGCCGTTCTGATTGCACCTGGCCGCCGGATGGCGAGCTGGTGGCCCTGATGGCCGCCGAGGGTAGCGTCAACGCCGTCGCACGGCGTTGCGGTCAGAGCCGAGAGGCGCTGCGGGACTTTCTCCGTATCCGTCCGGCTCTCGACTGCACCATGCGGGCCCACGCGCGTCCCCCGCTCACTGACAAGCAGCGGCTAGAGAACAACCGACGCTCGGGCCGTGAGTACGCACGCCGCTTTCGAGCGGAGCAACCGGAGCGCGCTCGCAGAGAGCGCCGGGAGCACATGCGGAAGTACGGGCCCGAGTATCGGCACCGCTGGAATCACTACAACCGCCTTCGTCGGCTAGGTGTCGCGCTACCTGATCCCGAGGCCGACGAGTACGCGCTCATTCTCCGTCGAGACCCCTGTTCGTATTGCGGGGGCGTGAGCGAACACATCGACCACATCGTGCCGATAGCGCGAGGTGGTGACGGCCGGTGGGACAACCTCACCGCCGCTTGTGCGAACTGCAACTGGTCCAAGACTGCGAAGCCGCTACTCGGCTTCCTAGGGGGTGATGCTCATGCCAGGTCGTCTTGATAGGTCCCCTAAGTCGAACTGGGTTTAGTTGAGAAGGCCGGCGGGCTCCCCGACTACATCGAGCGGATCGCCGTCCACCTGAAGCGCAAGGGCAAGACCACGAGCCACGCCATCGC